TGGTAAACCGTTGTCTGCTTGATACCTGTACGGCTAAGTCCCCAGTACATACCTTCCTTGTTAATTGGTCCTTGTGGGGAAGAATTAATTGCGGAAAGTGTTTTAAATAGACGTGGAGTTGCTGTAAGAATCTGACGAGAGAACGGGTCAGTGCTTAAGTTAGCAATAGTAAAGCCACGCTTATCTTCTGCGCGGTGCTTTAAAACTGTACATAGTGGGCAGGTAGCGCCTAGGCAAACATAAGACTTCTTGCCTTCTTTGTTGCTTAGGAAGTGTTGCTTATAAGAAGCAAACGGACCTGCTGGATCAAGGAACCGAATAACCTGAGCGGTTTCGGTGTGCTTAAAATCTACTGGAAAATCTCCGGTAGAAACGGTTAGCTTTTCTGCGGCGTCCCAGCCTGAGCTAACTGCGGTTGATGCCTTTGCTTCTGGGCGAGCGTCAACATCAAAATCATCTCCGAATGTATCGGTGACTGCGTACTTTTCTTCCTCTAGGGAACGATTAACTGGCATGTTATTTCCTTTTATAGTTTTATTGTTTAGTTAGTTGATGCACGGAGCTTACTCCATGCCTCAGAGATATCTGTTACGACTCTCTGGTGGTTAGACCACTCTATCTTATTTAAGTCGAGTAGTCCATTCTTGTCAAATATCTCTACAGCAGCCTCAATCATTTCCCTGCTGTAAAGACGTCTTCCTTGTCTTATTGTTCCGTGTTTGTCTTCCTTTGCAGGAAGTCTATACGGTGCACTAGGTAAGTACCCTTTTTTCATCCAATCCCGAAGGGTTATCACAGGTCTACCTAGAGCTTCTGCTAAAGCGCCTAATGTAAAAAACTCTATGTCTTGTCCATTAGGTAGTGTTTTAACATACGGACGAGAGTCCCAAGATTTAATTTCTAATTCAACCTTGGTTTTCTTTTCCGTTTCTCTGCGCTTACGCTTACTACCTGGATAGTAGTCGTCAACAGCAGAAAACATTTCGTCAATAAAATCTTCCATAATTAACTCTTAGATAATACCAATGCCCAAGTAATTTTAGATGGAAACATCTTATCAATGTCTTCTTCAGTAATAAGGTTTTCGTAGTATGCAGCCATAATCTCATCTTCATTTAAAACTGGAACCATGGTTAAGCAACGTTCGTGAATGCCTTTTTCTTTCAAAACTTTTTCAGCTAGTTCAATGTCAAGGTTTTTAGAAACCCGTCTTTGATGCATAACTTTACGGATACCTGTAACGTCGTCTTCAATTTCTATGACAACATGGCCACGGTCGTCAACTTCGCCAAGATCTTCAATAGCTTGTTTAAGTTGTTTTTTAACGTCATTTTGTAGAGCAGTTAGTTCGTCAATGCGCTCTTTAAGAAGTACGTTTTCGCGTACGTGGTGTACTAACTCTTGCATGTCCATTTGGGACCCCCTTCGGTTAGCTTTACTCTATACCCTGATCTTCCAATGTGGCAAGTCGGGCATTACGAAGGTACCTGTACAGGGCATCTATGATAATACTAGTAACTGTTACTCCGTCTTCACGGGCTTGATCTTGAACAGCTAGCCATAACTCATCATCTACGCGGATTGTGCGCGTAGGAGTTTTAGGTGCATTAGGCATAGGTGTAATTATACCCCAAAAGCTCCCGCTGGTGGACTCGAACCACCAACCCCAGAGTTAACAGCTCTGTGCTCTGCCAATTGAGCTAAGCGGGATTGAGTGGAGTAGCAGAGAATCGAACTCTGGTCCTAGTAGTTTCCGCATGCGGTTTTACTACTAGTCGAAACCTTCCTACCCCGTGCTGCGCCTTGGAATTGAACCAAGCCTGCTTACGCGACGGATTTACAGTCCGCTGCCCCACCTTGGGGCCTGCACAGCTGGTGCTAGGGGCCTTGTATCGGCTGCCATCCGGACCTCATGCCTAGCGTCATGGTGTAGTAGCCACGCGTGAGCCCTACATTAGGCGACATAACCGCCAAGCGGACAGAGGTTTACCCAGTCAAACGAGCCCCCTATCCGATTTGAACGGATGACATTCGCTTTACAAGAGCGACGCTCTACCACTGAGCTAAGGAGGCAGAATAATAGCGTATCACATAGAAAAGCCCCAGACCTTGTTGCATTGCAACAAAGCCTAGGGCTTAACTAAATGGTAGTGCTATATCCTTCCATATCTGACCGAGGATGACCAGATAGTTTCAATCCTTACGCGGTGTCCGCGTTTTGGAGAATGAAGAACCTTTCCGTTGCCAGCATAAATTCCAACGTGATATGCGTATCCACTCTTAGAGAAAAAGAATACTAAATCTCCAGGAACAGCTTTATTTTTTGGAATTTTTTTGGCTAACTTATATTGACCAATTACTGTTGGTGGCAAATTAATGCCCTGACTGTGGTACACGTATTTTACAAGACCAGAGCAATCAAAGCATCTGGTTGAGTGTCCTCCCCGACAGTACGGGGTTCCGATATATTGTTTGGCAGTTTCTAAAATTACCTGGCTGGAAACTTTTGATACTGCTTCGATTTTTGTCTGTATTTCATTAGCGTTGGCTTGACCCTGGGCTGTTGGTAGCGTTACAAGCACGCTTGTAAGAAGCGCAACAGCGGTGGTCAGAACCTTGGTTCTGTCTAACATACATTATTTACCCTACACTAAAATTAGTGTGAGTTCAAAAGGACAAGGCGTATTACACCGAAGTAGTTAAAATAAAGTTTCTAAGTGTCCCTAGGGTTAGATCGACCCCACCTTTGTCGTCTATACCCTCGCCATCCATAACTGCATTGGCTACTGAGTTTTTTTGTTGCAAAGCTTCGTGTTGACGGACTTCTATCGAACCAGATACTAGTAGGTCTTGGATTACGATAGTTTCCCATGTAGAAGACGCTCTTTTTATTCTTCCATTACGCTGGGTTGCTGCTCCAGAGGACCACGGGAGATCATAATTAATAAGCAGATTGGCAGCAGGTAAATCAACACCATAACCGCCAGCGTCAGAACTAATAAGAACCCTAATATCAGGGTCAGTGTTAAAAGCAATTTTGTTATCCTCTTTAGTCTTGGCATCAAGTTGCCCTGTGTAGGTACGACAAATGCCTAATCCCAGATTATCTTGAATCATCTTTACCATGTCTACATATGTAGCAAAAATTACAACTTTGTTATCGGGGCGTTGGTCTAGAAAGTCTTTAACGTACTCAATTAAAGTATCCATTTTAGGAGCTGAATTTATACCGTCAAGGTAACCGCCGTCTTTAAGTTCGTAGGCATACTTAGAGCCCTCACCTGTTAGCCCCTCAAACTTTTCAGCACTAGTTTTTAACAGGTCTGGGTGTGAGCAGAGCATCTTAAGGCACCCAACTTTAGACATAATAATGCCACGAAGTTCATCAGCCTGACTGCCTTGAGCGCTTTGGTAACCGTAATGAGCCATAACATTAAACGATCCACCAAAAAGTGTTTGAGCGTTATCTAAATCAAGCAACAGGTCATCAACAATTTTTTTATAAAGCTTTGCTGATTTTCTATCAAAAGAAACTAGTAAGGGGTCTTTGTGTATAGAGGCTGGAAGAAAAGGTTTAACATCCTCATCCTTTTGCGATTTGCGGACAGCCGCTTCTTTCATTTTCGTATGTAACGTAGGTAAATTTCTATACCTATCAACGCCGCCCCAATTATTACGGACGATAAATGCTGAATCAAAAATGTCAAAACGACCTAACACATCCTTATCTACAAATTGCATAATGGAATACAACTCTTCTGGACGCCCGTTTTCAATGGGAGTTCCGGTAAGAGCAAATTTAATTGAAGTACCAGAAAGTTTTTTTACATGCTTAGCGCGTTTTGATTTAAAAGACTTAATTGCAGTGGCCTCATCAAGAACAACGTAGCCACGAGGAAGATTTTTTATGTGCTCCCAATCATTAACAACTTGTTCGTAGTTCATGATGATGTAATCAACGCCGGAATTTTTCCAGTCCATTGCATTAGCGTACTGGGCTGCGCGTTGTTTTGGGGTTCCATCTATCACTAAAGGTGTAGACGTGCCGCTAGTAAACTTAGTAATTTGATTAGCCCATTGATATTTTAAGCTGGACAAACAAATTACTAGTCCGGGTTCTTGTATTTCTTGCGCATCCATTAGCTGTTCAATGGCTGCAATAGTTAGAACTGTTTTACCTAAACCTAGGTCATAAGCAACAAGCATAGTTTTTCTATCAACCATGCGTTCAACAGCTTCTACTTGGTAAGGCAGAAGCGTCCCAGTAAATGACATAGGACTTAGCCTACACTACAAAATTATTCAAACAAAATGCAGTTATTAAAACTGCCGTAACTTATGCAGAAAGAATTGCTGCTGGATCTAGGCCTCCGCCTTTAACCCAGCCTGGACCCTTTTGAAGTTCCATGTGTAAGTGTGGGCCTGTGACATTTCCGTCCGCTCCAACCTTACCAATAACGTCACCCTTTGCAAGAGCCTGACCGACCTTAACGCTGTTGGATGATAGGTGAGCAAATAGAAGATGACCACCAGCAACTTTCATTAGTACGGAGTGCTGACCAAAAGCTGCACCCCAGCACTGACCAACTTTAACAACCTTGCCGTCAACCGGAGCAACTACTACGGCGCCAACTGGAGCAGCGTAGTCTACGCCTTCGTGCTTTCCGCTAGACCAGCGTTTTCCAGCAACTCCAAAAGGTGTTGTAACCTTGTATTTTGCATCTTTCATTGGCGATGCCATATGTACTCCTAAGATTATTGTTTACGGGTTAATCCCCATTTTCTATAAACAATAATACCAAGGCTGTTATGGTAATTCCTATGCATAACAGAGTAATAATTGTACTAAAATTCAACAAATTACACAGCCTCCCAGGATGACCACCTAATTGAATGCCGGGCGGTATTTATTCCCTGCAAAATTTCGGCTTTGCTCATAGCTCCAATATCTTTAACATCAATGCCGTTGTAGTTAAAGAACCAAGCTTCAAAACCTAACTCAAGAGTGGCATCTGAAATGTACGAAGCAGACTTTTGACCGGCTTCGTCGGCGTCCATAGCAACAATAACCTTGTCAGCAAGACGAATAATCTTTAATTGTTCTTTAGAAACTATTGACCCAAAAGTGGCCATACCACCAGAAATGCCCACTGACTCTAGCCGGACTACATCTAAAGGTGACTCAACAACAACTATAGGACCGCCTGTATATTTATCCCATCCAAAAAGAGACGCGCTTTTCTTTACTCCAGTAGGGCGATTTCTAAAAAACCTTCCTCGGTAACCTTTTTCTTGCCAGCCTAAGAGTTTTTGTGAGTGTGGGCTACGGATAGGAATAATCCAGTTTTCTAAACGAGCATCCCAAAGAATCTCATGCTTAGCTGCAGCTTCTGCGGTTAATCCTCTAGATCGTAAAGCCTCTAATGGAGGAGGAACAAATGCGGCTAATGAGGCTT